CCCGATAACAACAAACCAGATAAAACTATTATTATAACTAAAATCTTTTTAATCACCGAAGCACCCCTACTGTCACTACAGCAGCCATAATAGCTACGTATGTTCCAATAAATATTGCAGTAGTCGCTACGGTAAAATCTCTAATCATAAGCCTGCCACCTGCCCCATAGCGTAACCAATGTCATATATCAGCTTAACTACTATTGCTATAGACAAAGCTGTTAATGCCCATACACACGGCTGCTCATTAATACTCTCTTTCATTACTACTGCTATTCCTGCTGCTTTGATTAGTGACCTCATAATTAAACCTCCTATAAAGCCTTTAGAGCTGCTTCAAAATCAAATTTTTTCTTCGCTATACCCCTCTAATATTTCAGGGCTATTAACTCTTCTGGTGTAAGCCCCATATAATCACAAAATTGTGCAGCACTAATATGATAGGAATAACGACTTTCACTAACTTTTACGGCAGTTCCAAATGGAAGTAATTTTCTTTGTAATCCAATTGGAAAAGCTAATGTAGCAGAATTTATTGATAACAATAAAATGAAAATTAAAAGAATAAGTTTCGACATTAGAAATACCTTCTTTCTAAAACAGCTTATAAAAAATATCATTTTAATATCCTCAACTTACTGCGTCTTTTTCAAAGGTAGAATTTTCTACAGCCAACAGAGAATCAATCATAGTTATTACCACTTGCTGATTTTGTTCGCTTAATTGGCGGTAGTTTTTTATAAGTGCTTTTTCTGTGATGGTAAAAGTAATAGCATCATTTGATTGATTGTCAACTAATTCTATTATATCTACATTAAAATAGTTTGCTAACATTTGGACTTTATCCATACGGGGATATTTTTTACCATTTAACCAGTCTGACACTGTAGATTGTTTAAAATTTAATGCTTTTACTATATCGCTTTGACTTTTTCCTTTTAAAGCCATAATTTGTTTAAGATTAGTTTGAAATTTTTTGCGCATCTCGTCGCTTATCATGTAATCACCCCAGTTTCATTATAACGATAAGAATTAATTTAAGCAAGCGAAAAGAGCAAAAAAATTCGCTTAAAGCGTCGACTAACGCTTTAAGCGGTGGTATAACAAGAAAAAACGAAAGGAGAATAATGATGAAAGTTACTTTAGAAGCCGCACGAGTTAATTCTGGAATGACACAAGCACAAGCAGCCTTAATGCTGGGCATTTCGCGTCGGAGCTTGCAAAAATATGAATCGTATGAAATGTCACCAAGAGTTGATTTAGCTATTAAAATGAGTAAAATTTATAATTGCGAACTAGGAGACTTTATTTTTTTAAAACAAAATATCGCTTTAAGCGGAATTACACGGTGCCACAACCGCCACAGCCATAAACACCGGTTGCAGATTGATACGGGCTGCAAGTGATGTAAGCCGGCTGCGGGAACGGACGTACCGCATTAATGATGTTAGAAGTCTGAGCCAAAGTTCCAAGTTGCAGCTGAGCAGCTTGCAGTTGGTCACGCAGTTCCTGCATAACATTCGCAGTCATTAATGCGCGAGTTGCTTCACCTTCCGCATGAATAGCAGAGGTAATGTCACAAGTGTTTTTAGCATTCTCGTAACGAACCGCGTCAATGTTACGATTGGTTTCGCAGCAGCACTGTTGAGCAGCGAAGGTGGACTGAGCAATAGCAGCCTGAACACCGCCGAAGCCTTGACATAAGTCTTTTTGAATACCGAAGTTTTGATTTGCGAGTTGATTAAAACCACGATCTAAAGTACTATTCAGATTGGTATAAAGAAATTCATTAGTCAAAGTATTTACAGCACCATTAGCGCCGCCTCCGAAACCACCGAATCCACCGCCGCCCCAGGCAAGCAGGAAGAATAACATTACTACCCACATCCAGCCGCCGCCAAACCCGGCGCCGTCTGCTGCTGCGGTACGGTTATTCAGATCATATACAGGCATTACGCCACTACCTTCCATAGTCATATAGAACATCTCCTTTAAATTTATTGTTTAAAATCATCTGGTGGCCACCGATCAGATTTTAATACCAAATTGAGAAAGCATTTGCTGAGCTTGCTGCGGATCAATACCACGTTGTTTTGCAAGATTCATAACAGTTTCTTTTAGCTGCTCAGGCGACTTACCTTGTGCCATTTCCATAGCACGCCCGAACATAGGGTTATTACCAAACATTTGCTGCATCATACCCATAGGATTATTGCTGCCCTTGATTTGGTTAAACATTTGCATCATTGTCAACGGATTCATTTGCATTTACTGTCTCCCCCTTCACATATCGTTCTAAAGAATTTACTTTTTGCTGCAGAGCTTCAACTAATTCTGCATCAGCATATCTCTTTGGAACCGGCTCTTTTTCAAGCGATAATTTATAATTTTGTATTACCGGCATCCCATTCATATCAATATACTTTGCGTATATGCAGCTATCTGCCGGACAAGGAAAATATGTAAGGCTTCCATCCAAATCAATTTGGGCAGCCTTTACTTCATCTAAGCTAGCTACTGTACGTCCTTTCATCATCAAAGGCATAGGTGGCTGTGGTGCAAACTGCTGTGGCTGATATGTAGGCATCTGCGGCATTTGTGATTGGTAATTGGCTAAACGCTGCTGTGTCACTCCCGCCATTGCAGGATTTACAGAAGCGTAGGGATTCATTGGATACATTGTTATCGCCTCCATTTCTTACTTAAATTATCGCTCAAATTATCAGATATATTCCCTCAATATTCCCTCATGATTCCCTAAAATAAAAAGACGCTTAACTAAATTGTTAAGCGCCATAATGTATGCTATAATATTTTTGAGATAGTTTGATAGTCGGATTCTCTCCCTGTCAAGGGAGGTGATAGCATGACTGTATACGAAGCCTTATCTTTGATGGTAACCTTTGGTACTCTCGTTGCTATCATTTTGTCTAATCGCAAGTAATTTTACTTACATAAGACAAAAGACCAACTAACGGTGTAGTCGGCCTTTTCTTCAAGTCTATACTTTTCAGGAGAGAGCTGACATGCCAATATCAAACTATCTCTTTGTGTTTATTATATACCACTTTTTTACGGATTGCAAATTTCTAAAAACAAAAATAGGACTCTGCAAAAATGCAGAGTCCTATTTTTATTATTCTATTATTCCTCACGTTCTCTTTTAGGTCTGCGCCGGAATAAATCATCAACTCTTGGATCCATATCATTATACAAAATATCCCAAGCATTAAAGAACCATTTACTAAGCTGGCTTGGTAACCCCTTAGCGAGAAGAGCTAAATTAACAACCGGCTCAACAAGTTCTTCGTTTTCTTTTTCTCCTCTAACAACTTTACCAATAGTCGAAGTAGAAGTAAATACCGTATTCAACGAAGACTCAATCGGAGAAATACGATATGGGAAAGTCTGCATATCAAACATTCTCCTTACTCCGAAATTTACTCCCTGCCCTATTGGTCCGCCTAATGTAAACGGATAAGAAAACAGTTCTGACAGGAAATCATTATAATCGTCATCGTCATCATCAACGAATGGATTTTCTCCAGCAAGAAGAAGCGAAAATAGCGTAAATGTGGCCCATTTTGCAAAAACAAAACTGGACACTTCTTTCGCTATTTTTTTATATTCCTTGTCCGAAAGGTTTAGTTCCTGATGTTTAAATGTAGTGTACCATTGGTTGAACTGTGTATTAAAAAATGTTTGAAACATGAAAAATATTTTTGTAGCGCCTTTAGCTCTTACCATAGAAGAAACATCTGTTGCTCTCGTCGACCCCATTGTTTTCCTAATTATACTATCCGCATAGTCTATAGCTTCCTGTTGTGTTTTTCCTGTATTCATCTGCCGTGTATATGCGCCGTACCATATCGGCATTGCTGTCAGACCGTCTGTAAATGCCATTGACATATTCGACCATTCCAGCACTTTTTTTGTAACTCCATCAAATTTATTTTTTTCCATCAGTTCTCTAGCTGTAAAATCAGTACCTTTAAACCTTTCAGCCATCATTGGCGAAAGTTCCTGTACAGTCTTCCACATTTCTCTTGCTGCTCGTGGCGAGTTAATTCCTAACATAATTCCATTGGTGATAAAATCCTGCAGCGCCTCTATATGTCCGTATCCTTCAACATTGTTACCATAAAGCGCTATATTAGCAAGATTCTGCGTATTGATCTTCAAGCTCATCCCAATCATATAAGGAATAACCTTACCACGTAGTTTGTCTGCTATATCTCCTATAAATGATTCAGCCGCCGAAGTATTATACATTCCTTCAGGCCTAGCAGTCACTTCTATTTGTTCTTTTAACGCTTTAAACGTTGCTGTACCAAGCTTAGCTCTCATAAGACTTGTTATATCTTTATCATTAAATATACGGTTAGCTCCCTGAATAACTTTTCTAAAATGCAAGTCATGAATGGACGCATTAATTTCTCTCATCCCTGCATCCAACGTAAGATCAACAGGATATTTCGCTCCTACGGTTCTTGCTTTCATGCTTCCGGTATTAGTATGCATACCATATTTTAACTGAGGTTCATTTGTTTCAGTAAACGGTGTATTACCTGTTGGAGTACTTCCTCCTCTTGTATCTCTAACAAGTGGAAAATATCCTCCTCTAAATATCACAGTATTTCCATCTGCAAGAACAAGTTCCCGCGGTGTTGCTTCCTGTTTTTTAGGAGCAAATCCTTTAGTCTGTTGTTCGTTCTCTGCTTTCTCCGACCATTTATATTCTGCGATATTTATTAGTTCCTGCGCCATAACTACATCATGACTTGTTAAGTTGTTACTAAGAAAGCTAAGAATGTTTTCTGCAGTAGCTTGCCTTGCTGCTTCATCAGATACAGTATCAGATGCCCTTACCCATAACGGCGAATTTTCAAGTCCGACCGGAGGAGTATCACACAATCTCCTAAAACTATCTTGAGTCCCTGAATACACAAGCATTTTGACAAGATTCGTTCTGTCAATCTTTAACGGCTCACCATCTATATCCACGCCTAATTCTGAATAACTTGCTTTTGCATAGACATCTCCTACAGCTTCTTTCCAATTTTTAGAAGCCGTTTCAAACCACTTTGTCAAATATGCTAGGTCAACGCTTTCAAGGTCAAGTTTATGCTTTAGAGGAAGGTAAAGGTTGTTGTAAAAGAACCCTTGCTTTCCTTTGTCAAGAATTTCATATATGCTGTCAGACGTTAACCCTTGAGCAATTCCCTTTCGAATCAGATTTATTTTCGCTTTTTCTCCCGGGGCAAGCTTTTCAACTGTTTTTAAATCTTGAAGTCTTGTTAATGTCTCAGTTTTGAACTCATTAAAATCCTTTTTAGTTTCTAACAAATCTACGCCTTTTTCCTGTTTCGCCAATGCGCGAATGTTTTTAATAGCGTCAACTACATCAAAGTATTGCTGTCGCGTCAATGCAGTAGGATTAGAAATATCAACAGTTTCATCAAACAGCCACTCGGCAATATCCGCATTTCCTAAAAGTTCATTCATAGCATTTACATATTGTCCAAGTGTCATCTTTTTATTTTCCGGATCATATCCTTTTAACTTTATTCCCATTCTCGCAAACAATGCCCCTGCTTGAGACAGGTGATTATCATTAAACCACGTTTCTTTTTTTGCGTTCTTTGCTCTTTTTAAAGCTCTTCCAGCTTTATCTACAGCAAGCCTAGTTTTCATACTTTCCATAACCAGAGCATGGTTTAATGCCTGTAAGCGTTTCTGAGTTAAGGCCGTTTCCATATCTCCATCTCTCACAGCAACAGCTGCTTTAGCTGCTGCATTACGCTCTGCAACAATAAATTTTTGTACCCTTACTGCATCTTTGATCGACATGCCATCAATCATTTTAACCGCAGCATTTTTAGCTTGTTGCCTACGTGCCTTAGCAAGTTTCATTTTAGCTTCTGTGCTACGCTGTTTTGCGAGCAGTCCCACTGCAGCGTCTTCGATAATTTGCTGTTCAATACCGAGAACTAACCCGCTTTCATCATTATAGAAAGCTTCTTTGGTTGCAAGTTCAGCCGCCTGTCTTTCATTCACTATGTCAGGGAACTTTTCATCTACAACTTTATCAATAGCATTTTCAATGGCCTGTGCTTCTGTAGGATTTTCAAGAACAGCTTTCGCAAAGTCTTCTCCACTGGCATATCCATTTTGCTCTGCCACCGCAGAAAACAATAGCATATATTCTTGTTCTTTATCGGTCAGCACTTCTTCTGGGTTCTTTGCTCTGCCAATCAAATCTTGATATTTTTGCGCAGATGTAGCAGCACTTTTTTCTCCTAACGTTTCAGTCATCTGTCTTCCGGTGATGTAAAGTCTTTCTGTTTGGATACTCTCTGTAATCGTAGGAGCGATTTTATCTCTGTATGCATTTATTTCTGTCCTGCGTTCCTTAGTGAAATTCTTCAGGCTTTCCTTTGTTAGACTTTCAACAGCTTTATCATAGGCATTTTCTATAATAGCTTCAAGCCGTCTTTTGGAAGTTTCTGAAAGATTATCTAAAATAGTATCTGGAAGCTTAGCAAAATATCCATCCAACTTTTGTTGTTCTCTAATAGCTTCCTCACTTGCAAGTGCTCTGTCAAACACAGCCTGAACCTCTGGTGTGATTTCCTTTGCGTATTTATTAGCAGCAACAAAATCTCTGATAGATTTATAAATACCAAGCAGCCACTTTTTACAGTTGGCAAATATCCGACGAAGCTCTTTGTTCGGTGCGACACCTAACATAAAATACTGTTCTGCTCCCGTTGCCCAGCGTTCATAAATTGCCGTTTTCCGTTCAAACTGTTCTTTAGTAAGGTAGCCATCGTATTTATCAAGTTCAGCCCATTCTTCCTCACTAGTTTCTGCATATTCAAGAAGTGTTTGCCTATCTTTACGCTGTTGTTCTGTAGCTGTTGGAAGCTTGCTCTGTCTCATAATATTCACTGACAAGTAATGACCCATGGCCTCGTGAATAACAGTACTAACATCGGCACCTTCAAACATGGTAATGATTGCTTTGCCTTCTTCGTCCCATTTAATCTCGCCTTTTTTATCGTTGTTGACTTTCTGATTGTAACTGTTGATTATCTTTATTGCCTGATCGTCGAATACTACAAAACAGCGTCCGTCTTTCAACCCATGATATGAAATCCCCTCTATTCCATATTTGTTTAATGTTTCTGATGCTTTACGACCAACGCTGCTGACTGCTTTATACAGTTTTCTGCCTGTAGCATTATTAGCTATTGCTTGTGCAAGATTTACATTTTCTTCTCCTTTACTAATAGCAACCAACTTTTCCTTCACGAAATCAGATTGTTCAGAAAAAGCTTTTTGCTCATCTAACATTACTTCCTTTTCTGGTATGTCAACTTCAAAAACCGAGCCGGGAAAACGTACCTCTACCTTACTTGTGTCTATACTTTCCAGTAACTTAATATCTTGTAAATTCCTATCGTTTGACTTGATAAACGGCTCTATATGCTCCCTTTGTCGCCGTAATACATCAGAAATGTTTGCACGTCTCCCAGCAGCTTTAGCTTCTTGCGTTGCAGATTTAGCAAGAGTTTCAAATCTATCCTTTTCGTCGCTGGGCACTTCTTTTAAAAATTTGGTTATTGATATTTTTGGATTGTCTTCAATTTTATTTATCTGCTCCTGAAGTATAGATATCAGCTTATCTATACTTTTATTGTCGCGAGAATAAGCTTCAATACTGCGAGCAATAGAAGACTGCAAATCTATTTTTTTACCAGATGCCATTGCATACAATTCTGGGCCACTAAGAGATCTAGATAATATATTTGTTATTTTCTCATCAATCTTACCATCATAGACAACTGTATATGGGCTACTACTTTTAGTTAGCTTACGTCTATACTCTGCGGCTACTTCCTTATTCTCGGCAAAGTACAGTCCCCATCCGTGCGCCTGCGCACCTAGACCTGTACCTATAGCCCCAAGGTCAAACTTTTCAAATCTATGCGAGCTTCCATGAAAAGCGGTCTGGTAGTATCCCTGCATTTCTTCACGTCTCTTGCGTAGCGCATTTTCATCTGGTATACTATTATTAAGAAGACTGTCAAGGTCGTTGCCTTTGCTAGCGGAATCGCTGCTAGAGGATTGCAACCACTTGGCAGTCTTTTCTTTGTTTATGTAAGATACACGGCCTTTCTTTAAATTATGTTCTATAAACCAGTTATAATCTGTACCGTTCTCGCTGCCTTTACCATAAGCATTATTTATAGCATTTACTTGATAACGATTGCGTTCTACATTAAGCTCTAAAGGTACTATAATGGTAGAACCCTGCTTATCCTTTAAATCAAGTACAACTACTTTTCGTCCTCCGTATGAATCTAACACCATCATTGGGTTAGCCATTGCACGAGGAATTTGTTTCAACAGTTCCGGTGTCATACCGTCAGAATGTCCGTCAAAAATATGCTGGATTTTATTGCCATCAATAGTCACAGGCAAAATTTTACCGCCTGCAAGTCCTAATGCAAGCGGTGTCGTCATAACATTATATGCTTTATCTGGATTTATTTTTCCATTCGTATACTCATCTACAATGCCGGCAAAATTATTTTCATCCTCAAGCAATTTTTCGTTAGCGCTTTTAGTTTGCATATACCGACCGTCAGAAGTGCTGACTACACGCTTGAAGCTTACAGGGTTATCTCTGAAATATTGCATAGGGTCGTCAGGATACTGAGTTCTTGCAGCACTTTCCATCAGCACAATTGTCTGTAATGTTTCTTGCTTTGTTGCTCCGCTCTGACGGAGTTCGTTTATCTTTTCGGTTTTCCAATTTTCAAATTCATCTAAATTATATTTTACTTTCTGATATTCCTTAGCTATTTCTTTTTGCAAGTGCTCGTTATTAATTGAATAACCGCCATCTTCAAATGTTACACTATCTTTAACAGCAGAATAAAAATCAGGTTTCTGTGCCGCTGTAGCTTCAAAGTTGCCTCTTAAAATATCTATTGTAGAACCACTATCAACAGCTGAAACAATTTCTTCCTGCGTAATTCCAAGAGAATTGGCTAGTTCTTCGATATTCTGAGTTTGAGCATAACCGTATAATATTTCACCATCAATCTGAATAGTTTCACCTTGCAGATTGGCGTTTATCACAGATGCCGCATAAGTAGGATCAGCTCCGCTTTTCTTTACATTATCTATTCTTTCTTCAAGTGTATTAAGTTGTTCCTTATGAACATTACGCTCTAATGCAACTCTAATAGAAGAAGCACCACCACCCAAAATTCCACCAATTAATCCAGCATATAAAGCATTTTTAGTATATGTCCCAACATTTTTATCAAATTCTACTGCTAATTCCCGAATAGTTTTACCTTCATTTTTAGCAATCATATTAGTAATTTCTTCTGGATACTGTTGAATACCTTCAGTAAAAGCTTCCGTTAATGCGCTTTCACCTATTTGTTTCAATTTTTTGCCTAATGTGCTTCCTGCCGGGACTCTTTTCAGCAATTTCCCCAAAGATAATCTTTCTAAAGGCGTTTGTATTATTGCATTTGCAATACTTGCCTGAGCGGCTCTCTTAGTGTCAACCCCTGCTTCTTTTAGGTCCAAATATTGATTTCCTGCAATCTGGGCACCCATTAATGCTGTACCAGCAGCTCCACCAGTTAAAATTGTTGCAGCAGCCTGAGTAGCAAGTTGCCCTGCCCCCTGTACTAAGTCTAATCTAAATTGTTCTGCAACTGTATCTCCCTTTACATTAAATGGCTTTAGATGTTCAGAATTTAAAACTTCATCAATAATTGCTACTCCTTCTGCCATTGGCTGATAATTAGGTTCTCGTTCTCTTCTTGTAGCAATATTATAATCTCTTGCCATTGCTAAAGTGCCTAAAACACTGCGTTCTAATAAATTGATAGATCCATTATAAAAAGCTTTTGCATCTTTCCATTCTTGATCTTTCACATACTGTTGGTTAAGGAAATCAAAATTTCTTTTTTCAATAGATAATTTTTTAGGTTCGTGAATTGCATTATAATTTAAAGGATTATATCTTGCCTCAAATTCAGACTGTAACATTCTCATTCTTTCGTGATCCATACTTGTCACCTCGTCATCATATATAATCTTGCTGCATTCATAATTTTTGTTGTTCCGTTAGACAATCTAACCGAATACAAATCATCGCCAATTGATGCGACACTTTCTATCCCGCTACGTTTATAATCAGCTAAACTTAATTCAACAAGTTCATTGTCATTGAAGTATGGTCCTCTAACTTCCATATATCCTACAGGTTTTTTCGCTACAAGTTCTTTACCTTTTTCAATTATTTCAAATCTTGAAGGTACTACACCCGTTTTCTGAGCTTCACTAACAACCCATTCCTTCAACAAAGGCAACGCTCCTACCCATGCAGACTTTTGAGCGCTATCTTCTTTTAAATCACCTACAACTTGTTGTCGGATATCTTCATCAAAATCGTACTTAAATACGCCTTCCCCTTGTTTATATTTGTCATAAGTTTTATTTGCTTCGTACAACTGTTGAGAGTTGTACCCTTTCTCTGCAGCAAACTTTAAAAATTCTTCACGCGTTTTGAACATATTGTTGCCGAGCATGTCTTCTACTATATCTTTCGTGAAAGCAGAAGCTTTAGAATCATTACTACCCCCATTGGATCCATAATAAAAGTTAGCAGCAGTCTTTAGTCTATTCCCTGCTTGAAAATCCAAACCTACCATAGATTTTATTTTCTCTAGAGCATTTTCATATGGAATACCTTGTTGATACATATCATATACCGTATTTAACGCATTATTGAACGCCACATCCTCCTGCTCCTTGATTCGTCTTTCCTCATCGTTTCTCATGGTAGCAGCCATTTGTTTTATTCTGTTCATTCTTCTGGCACTCATACCACTCGCACCAATCCTGCTCTCGCCTTTGTAGTTTGTGAAGTCAAGATGAAAGTGTCCACCGGTTGAGTAGTCAGATGGGTCATCGTATTCATTCAAAACCTTTAAGCCAGGGAAAGCACGTTCCATCCTATCAGCCAGTATGTTACGGCTTGATTCGTCTAGTGCAGCTAACTTATCACTGGCAACGTCAACGCCTCGCCCTTCATAATGTGCGCTTCCAGGAGCATGGCCACTGTAATCATTCTTTGTGCTGGTTATATATACGTCATCTATGTCATATTGATTAAGTATACCTGTTATTCCCTTTATGCCCTGTACTGCGCTTTCCTGCATTCCTTCAAAGCTTACACCGGGGTTAAAAGTATACTTACCTTCAGGTATGGTGCCTTTTGCATTAACATAATTATTAATAAAGGCGTCCTGCGCCTCAGGATCACTTATATTATTTTTTGCCATCTGTTTAGCTATCTCAGTATCTTCAATATATTCCTGTTCGCTGTACAAAGTCGCTTCCAGCTTTGTACGCAAATCAGGAGATATTTTCTTCCGGAAATAGCTGAGCCTGTCTTCAGCAAGCTCATAGTTATTCCGGCTAACCGCATCATTTACCAATAAGGTTGCATAACGGTCTGCCATCTCCTTTTCTACTTTCTTGTACTGTTCTTCTGGTAGATTCGGGAACATACTTTTATATAAACCTTCCATTATCGGATAATTCTCAAGCAAGCTCTCGCCGTCGATTACGCCGTTTATCAAATTATCTGCGGACTGGTCAAAGACATTTTGTTTATATTTCTGTGTTTCCTGTTCCTGAAATTTATAGAGCTGTACACCGTCAGTAGCAAGGGTATTATCTGTTATACGTTTAAATGCCTGTTCACCTAATTTGTAGCGAATACCAGATTTTGCATAAATCCGTTCTGTCAATACATTGGCATCTTTTAAGAAGTCATTTATTACACCAGCCGAATTACTTCCCTGGCGTTTTTGCATATAATCAACTTTCAGTTTTCCAAGTTCAAGATTAAATTCATTTGTAGCCTTAGCCACACGCAGAGCCTCGTTTTGCTCCTGCTCTTTATTCAAGATATCCAGACCGGCATTAAACGCTTTTCCAATCGTACCATACATATTGGCCGCCGCTCTATTGCCGGCATCGTTATATTCTACGCCTACACGTTGTCCACCAAAAGCGGGGTTCACAGAAGACTGGTTACTCCTCACTATTATTTTTGTCATCAGTCATACCTCCAAGTATTCTGTAAATCGAATTATACGCCTGCATTAAATCACGTTCTACCGTCTGTACCGACGTATTTATCTTCATTGCTATCTGATAATTTTTCAAATCATATATAAATTTCAGTTCAATTATTTCCTGCTGTCTTGGTGTCAGCTTTGCCTCGTCTACTATAGAACGAAACGCTGATTTACCAGAAGTCAGCAGCCAGCTTTTCGTCCACGCTCTGCACGCTTCCATATAATCACCTGCTCGCTGCTATTGTTCCAACTAATACCCCTCCGATAAATCCCCATAAAGCCTTTTGTTTTTGCTTAAGCTCACTTTTGGATTGTTCTTTCTTTATTTGCTCGCTCAACGTCTGCAAGGATTTGTTTTGCTCTGCTATTGTTTTTTTGGAGTTCAATAATGATTCCTGCGCACTCGTTAGCTCGCTTTTGATTTTCTGATAGGATAAACGCTGCTCTTCGATTAGCTTCTTCAGCTCGCTCGAGTTCATCTCCTGCACTGCCGACATGTTCGACAGCTCGGTCAATAGATTCTCCTGTCTGTTTATTATCGTCTGTAATTCGTTGAACTGTTCCCGAGACATCGTTATTGTCTCCGGAAGTTCCTCCGCAGAACATACAGCAGGCAGCGATACAAGCAATAATAATGACCACAATAATCCAATACCGATGATTATATATTTTTTCATACACGATTTTCACTCCATGTATATTATTTTCCTGTTTTTACAGTCATATTAGCCACGTGCGCCGTTTTAGACCGTTGCCTTACTATTTTCTTTTGCAACAGTTCTTTCTCGGCGCACAAGCTGAATATGAGCAAAGTTATTTCGAGATCACAGACCGAACCAGCTATGCATAGCTCCCAAAGCAAAGCCCAGCACCAGGATCGCAAAGCATACCCCCGGCTGCTCTTTTACTACAATTGCCGCCTCTTTCAAAAAAGTCATTACTTTTATCATTACCATTCGCCTCCTTTCAATCGAATATTTTTGTACGTTTTTCGCGAATATTTTATCGAATAAAATACTCAAAATAGCGCATTTCTATTTAACACCTTTATTCAGTAAACATATTGCCTATATACCTTTAAAACTACCTTCAAATTAAAGGTATTGCATTTTCTACAACAACTACTTTTACCAGTTTTGCTGCCACCAGATAGCCTTGCCACGAATAACATCACCGCCTAGCTTTAGCACGCCGTCGCCTGGTATATCTGGTAATTTCCATAAATCCCAACGCTCAAAGGTTGTCGCTGGTCCATAGTCGTCTAAGTCTGCTGCTTCTGCATGCGTCATTACGGTATCGGCATTAATGTCCAATCCAAGCTCCTCACACAATACAGCTACAACTTTCGCCATACTATCTATCTGCAACTCTGTCGGTGGTACATTTCCAAAATCGACACGACCATCAGCATAAGCTACAGCATCTACACAGCAAGCTAAAGCAATCCCAATAGCTCTAGAATTGCGCCGCCATGTATGAGCTTTATATTCTGTCAAATCATCTGTGGTCGCCATAATGGCGCCGTCGCTGTCAATGTTTAGGTGATAGTCACTAAAAAACTGGTGATAATTACCAGCTGACCAGTGTAGATAGATCTTATCAATATTACCTCTAGCTCTTTTAGCTAACTGTCGCAGCTCATCTAAAGTGATTCTTTTTGTCACCATTGCTCTCAATCTCCTTTTCTAAATTGTCAGGCACTCCATCACCGTCTTTATCGACCAAACTCGTAGCGATAAAGGTCACAAATGCGACCATAGCGGGGCCTGTAATCTCACGTATCAGCGCCAGCAAGTCGGACATAACAATCTTGTTTAACCACAGCCACATGTAAAGCCAAGCTGCATAATAAGTAAAGACCAGCAAAATGACTGCAATAAAATAGCCTACAATGACCGCCATTATTTTTGGCGACATTGAGGCTACTTTATTTCTAGCACTGACTATTAAGTTTTTTATTTTCTCAAACATGAATATCACTTATCCTTACATGCACAGTTATTACATTTGTTTTCGACCAACAGTAACCGTTCACCAACTTCATCAATCCTGTTATGTGCAGATCTTGCCCTCTGATCTACTTTTGCAATCTCAATCTGCATATTTGTAGCTTTGGTCTGTTCTTCTTTTATTGTATTTAACAAAGCATCAACAGTTTTCTGCAAATTTTCTATTGCCGTTGACAACGGAGAAATTATCCATATCTTAAACACAAAGCCAGCGATACCAAATAAAAAACTAAAAATTGTTATTGCGGCCATTACTGTTTCTACCATCTTTGCACCGCCTAATCTAAAATAATCGCATCCAATTCCTCTTTGCTTTGAGCTGCATTTACTTCAGCCTGTTTATTCCAACCTGCCTGCTTACAAGTACCTATATGGGTAGATAAATCAGCGCACCACTCGAGCACCTGTTCCGGAGTAAGATAGAAGATCGTTTTGTCAGTGCTTCCGTCTGCGTAACCACGTACAGGGCAGCCTGTAGGATATTCTACAGCAAAGCGATCAGTATTTACGTTCAAGGCTATACCCTGCATTGTAAGTTGTGTATCTTTATCGCTATCGTATCTGACCAGTTCTCCACTACATTCAGACGTAAAACCGCCGGTGATTTTTCCTTCTGTCCAAGCGTCTACCTCTGCCAGTTTATTTGCCTTCAGTTCTTCTAAGTCAGGCGTAGGAGGTTCATATATACTATAACTTCCATCAGATTTACGTATATACTCATGACCATCAATATTACCGACAATAAGCTGATAATCTTCTTCTGGAATTTGTACAAAACCTTTTTCAAGCAGTTCTGTAATTTCTTCCTGTGTTTTTTCTTCGGCGACATAGGTTTCCCCACGTCTGCCGGTTTCATCGAATTTAATCAAGTAAGTCATATAGTTCTCCTTTTCATAGAAAATACCACTGGCTTCACCATCCAGTGGGGCGATACAACTACCTTTCCTCGCACTTTTACAACAGCGTTTCAGGTTGTAATGCAAACTAATAACAATAAAGGTGAACCATTATATAAGAACCAAGTAACTGTAACATCTATCTCTAACAATGGTTTCACCATTGGATCACCAGGACAAGGACAAAGGTATGTAGCGTTTGGCATAAGTTAAGTCAAGCCACAAGCATAAAGCCTACAAGGCTGTGAACCGTCCCAGCGATCATCATTGTAACCATCACATAGGCAAAAACTAATACTGGTATTACTAACACCTGTAACAAATGTTTCGCAGTTGCTGGACGCTATAACGTTTGCATAATACAAAGTTGAAAAACTTCTAGGATAAGTAATGCTTCTATATGTAGCATCAGTATTCCCTACCCACCACTGGATGGTGAAGCCAGTGGTATTTTCTCGCGCCCAACCTGCCAACCCTTCTGAAACAGTCCAACCGGAACCAATACTTGCATCACAAGCTGTTATAGTGCCAGCGTTTAAGTACACCGGCGTGTTGCTGTTCCCCACAGTACTATTACTCGCAGTTGCCGTACCTGCATTAAGATAAATTGCCTTTACGCCACTGCCTACAGTGCTGCTTCCGAGTTTTGTTGCAGTAGTCGCATTAGCTACATTGTTAATGGTAATAGTACTAGTTGTACCATCATTCTTTGTTATAGTAATCGTTGCATTAGAGTTACTCAGACCTGATAGTGATGCATTGATTGCAGCTCTTATTTTTTCAACTGTTACTAATCCCTCAAGTCCCATTTTTCCTCACCTCAAATCGTCAGAATAAAGCCGGCAAACTTTTCCGTACTTTGAATTATAATATTGCTGCCGCTTTCAACGGCATCAACCATAACACTCTCATATGTACTGCCGTTAGTTCTGTACATGCCGAAGAAGTGTTTTCCTGACGCCGCTAAAGTAAATGGATAGTAGCCGTCTGATAATGTTCCCCAGTTAGCGCTGCTTGCTGTAAATTCAGTTTTGAGTACTGCAGCAGCACCGGCAACAGCTTCTGTTATTTTATTATCAACTTCGGTTTTCGTATAAGCATCAGTAATTCCATAGCCGGATAATGTCGTCTCAGGGTTTTGTTTACCGGAAGCTAACTCCCATGTTCTTTTCATAGCTGCGGCAGTTGGAGCTTTGGTGTAATCTTCTGTAACTGAGCTATCTATTAATTGCACGACACCTTTTTGGGTCGTAGACGCATTATTTACTGAAATAACATCACTATTGATATTAATGTTAGAACCGATTTTTACACCGCCTAATACGCTTGCAGTTGCAGCAGGAAGCGTGTAATTATTAGCCCCCTCAGAAATACCATTCAGTTTAGCTGCCATTGCAGCGGACATTTTGCCGTCTGTGTCAGAAGTAGCAATAGGAATGGAGTTTGCAGAAATAGCAATCCAACTTGAACCAGTATAACGATATGTTATATCCGTATCATTTACGTTTACAGTCCAGCCGTCTGCCGGATTAGGATAAGTTGTTGCAATATCTGCATATGTTTCAACAGAAGGTTTCCATTGTAATGAAGATACAACAGCAGAAATTTTATTATCAGTTTCAGTCTTTGTATATGCATCAGTAATTCCATAGCCACTTAAAGTTTTAGACTTCTTAGCATAGTCAGAATCTGCCGATGTTTTATCAAGCTTACCAGTATCTAACGCTTCAAAATTAGCGTTTATCGCAGCATCTCTTTCACGCTGCGTTCCAGTTCCAATTTTTTCTACAGTCATTGTAAATAACCTCCATCCAAAATTATTTTTCCTGTGAACGCTTCGCTCACATTTATAACAACGTTACCGTTATTATCTACGCCAGTATTAGCATAATAAGGATAGCTAACACCATCAATGGTCTTTGTTAAGCTGACGATGATAGGACTGCTCCCTGCCTGGTGTTCCTCGGCAGATATGGTCAGTACAGAATCGCTGCCAACCTTTGTAAAATCTTCTTCAGTAAAATTTTTGATATATACTTTGTCACCGGTTTTCTTAGTCAGCGACGCCAGTATAACGATGCCTGCAAACCTTTCAGGGACTTCAATGATTACATTTACAGCGTCCATATATACGCCGGTAAGTACCATTTCATACTGCGGCTTTTTGACTTCCCTATAGACGCCAATAAGTCTGCTGTTCCCCATTGCCATAGTAAGACGCCACATACCATTACTTTCAATCCATCTGCTATCTGATGCCGTAAACTCTTTTGTTATAGTGCCGCTTTCAAAACGAAGTAAAATATCTTCTGCACGCTCTGCTGCGTCTTCTGCTTTTTCTGCATCTTCCTTAGCAGATCCAGCACTTTCTGCTGCTGCCGTTTCAGACTTCTTTGCAGATTCTGCACTCGCCTGTGCCTGCTCCATAGCAAATTTAGGATTAGGCCCAGCAATAAGTTTTTTACCGGTTTCATCCCAATAAAAACTCTCATTTGGCATTGGCTGTGGCAGAACTGTAGAAATATCTTTAGGCGCTGAATCTGATAAACGAATTGCTCTCGTTACACCGTCCCACAGCTGTTGGCAAATTATCGTTAGTTTATCCAATGCCGCTTCGATAACATTAAATGGCCAATGAGTATCCAACTGAGATTCCTGTGTTATAGGAACCTCACGATATAAAACAAGCTGCCACCCTTCAGGTAATATTGGTGGTCGTTCTGCCTCTGGTGGTTCTGCTCCCGGAGAATAGCCAGGATAAAACACTACTGACTTCTCCATATCAACGAAATAATCTTTGGTTAAAACAGTTTCTTTTAAATCAGGACCAACAAGTACTACATTAATATCGGTCTTTTCCAATATCTTAAAAGAATATCCAAACTCTGTAGCAACTCCATTCCCATTGTATGTAATCCTATTTTCACTGCTGCCTATCAAAGTTTTCCCTCCTTCCAAATAAAAAAGCGCCTACCGAAGTAAGCGCTTTCTATTAAATTCTAACTAACTTATGATACTATTTTATCATGTCAATATGTCGCCAAGTGTCGCCAAAAATATAACCGCCTCCGCTATCAAACCCAATAACCTTACATTAATATTTTAACTCCGTTTTATAGGCGTTTTGTCGGAAACTTTTTATTTTTCTTTCTTCTTTGAAATAAGATTAAATAACTAAACTAAAATTGACAAACTATTATAGTTCTAGTACTATAATAGTAAAGATAATTGAATTTACCAATTTATAATATAATGAATACATGGAGGTGGTATATGTGTGGACTGAAACATGTGGATTATTAGAAGGTAAAAAAAATATACTTTCAACAGAGAACAAACCATCCCAAAAAACAATTAATAATGACAATAATGATAACAACAAAAAAAACGACAAAACACAAAAATAAAGAGCGGATATCCGCTCTTTATTTTTTTAACAATTATTATCTATTCTATAGTTTTTCTCTTGATTATACCACTTATTATAAAGTTTTATGATTTCTGTATAATATTTTCTTGCTGGATCATCATTTTTATAGGCGTTTTGTCGGAAACTTTTTATTTTTCTCGTCCATCTGAAATAAAATATTCAAAATACTATCTTCTTGAATGCCTAGCCTCTCTAATTTGAGTTCTACTTGACCTTGCTTTTTAGAGTAAAGCCTTATTGCATTAGCAAGCTCTGAAACGGCAGCGTTATTACATAAACAATCCAACCCATCAAGCAAATCATCTAACCAATCATTATAAATATTCCATTCTTCAAGATAGTCTTTTACATCATTCGACGAACATTCCATTTTATGATCACTGCTTTCATTTATATATTTTGCTTCAAACTCATTTCGATTCATATTTTTTACCACGTGTATAAATCTGGCGACAGCTTCTACTTTATCGTCAGGGCACGACGATCTATTTCCGTTCATGGTATATCCTCCTTGATATACCAGCCGAAAACTGCTATACTATTGTTATCAGCTTCGGCTGGTGCTTGAAACACTCGCTATACTTTCCACGGTGCGGCGGGTGTTTCTTATTTTATATTACGCTCCTACTTTTTTATTATCAATAATACTTTGTATTACTGGAATTACCTTCCTATAATATCTAAACGATTCTACCTGTTTTTGACAATGGCGTGATTTGTCATAAAAATATTTACCATATTCCGCAGTTTTTAAATTATGCTGGTTAGCAATTCTGCCAACCATATTACCGCTAATACCCAATTCTTTGCCAACCTCATCTGCAGATAGAGTGTTTTCATTTATAGCCTGCATCGGCAATAATGGTACACCACTTAAGGCCTCTGCCGCTTTCTGTTGGCAGATATGCTTGTACTCGCTAATATCTGTCATCTGAGCTACTTTAAGAAAAGTTGATGCTACTCTTGCCCTACTGTTATTTAAGCGGGCTTCTACTTCTCTAGCTTTGATATCCTGATTTGCAGAATACGATCCAGTTTTGCGAATCGCAGGAAGTATTTCGCTTGTTACCCAGCGTTTGAATTTCTTTGCGGCAGGTAGCTTACTATATAGAATCAATGAGTATAATCCGCTTTCGTTAATAAGTGTCTGCTCTCTCGCTTGACCTGCGGTACGGATTTGGTACTTTAGCCTATCTTCTTCATCAACATGGACGTTAATATCACGGCTGCCATTTTTATACCCCAAAATATCAGCAACATCTTTGCCTACAAACCACGGCTCATTATTTTTTTCAATTATTCTAACTTTACCAAAAGCTTCGTTTTCAAAAATCTTCAGTTCGTTTTTCATAAAAATACATCCTTTCAATTTTAATTTGAAAGAATGTTCAATATATGATAAACTGTTAAAAGAATGATGTTTATCTTGAACATTCTTTCAGTGTGAAACTACCATTGTTCCGCCAAGAACTATTTGATGGTAGTTTCTTTTTTTGTTTCATCAAGCAAGTTAGGATACTTATTTAACAAATCATCATATACTAACCCCTTGACATAGCCAGCAATACTAATTCCAACTTTTGTGCAGTGGTATCTAAGTACTGCTCCAAGATCATCTTTAAAATCAATTGTTGGCCTCATTTTCAATCCTCCTTTCTCGTTTCATCGCTTTAATTTTAACGTAATTCGTTAGTTATATCAATATACGTCTTTATGTTCTTTGAGAAAAATATTGTGTATTATAATTATTATTGTTATAATTGCGTCAGGTGGTGATTAATATGTCTTTCAGTGAAAATTTAAAGAAACTCCGTGAAGCCAAGGGTATGACCCAAAAAGATTTGGCTACAAAGTTAGGAGTATCCTCGAGAATTGTTAGTTACTACGAAACTGGAAAAAGTATTCCTAGCGATCCAGAATTATTAAAAAAGCTTGTAGAATTATTTAATGTAACTTTAGATTATCTGCTTTTAGATACTCAATCAAAGTCTGACTCTAAAGTCTATAAATTAGTAGAAAAATTGATATACGATACACAGAACTCTTTGGTTCACTGGGATATCTTCCCCAAAGTTGAAAGTGTTCCATTCATAAAAAAGATACCTGAAGACTTAAAAGAAGAAATAATGGTCTTGGATGACAATGGAGATCCAGTTTCCTTAGATAAAAACAAACATTTTAATTCAACACATCCAATCATGAATGATTTTATTTTGAACTTTTTCCCTCAATTTAATGATTATGATTTTTTGGAACATGAATCATATTTTGCTGAAATTGACCCTATTTCACAGAATGGTTATTTGCTTTTCAAATTTTTCAGAGATAGTGAAGTAGTAATCGGACTTTTTGCTTATATTTCAGGTCGGTTTAAATTCATTACAGATTCAAAAAAACATTCTATTATTGATGATTTATATATAATAGTGGACAATCAAGATAATGACTTGAATAAGTTCATAGAGGAATACCTTAATAAACCTTAACTTTAAAACAGCCCGTAGGCTGTTTTATTTTTTATTATGAACATGTTATAATTGTGGAAATATTAAGCTACGAATGATTGCTTTTACAAAACGCTAAAAATTCATACTATATATTAATTTATCAAAAATGCACGAATTAAAATCATTTGTAAAAATTGACGTCTATGCATGAATACGTATTATATTAAAGAAGGACAATATATGACATATTTTAATTTTATTTACACAACTATAAGCAATATAATCGTTTTATTCTTTACAATTGTTTTCATTATGATTGCATATGCAGTTGTATTTTGGTTACCCACAGATTCAGTACCAAACAAAATAAAATCAATTGTACATTCAAAGTTCTTTTATTCCACAAGTTTGATTATTTTTTTATTATTTTTGTTCCCTTATAAAAATTTTGATGGTACCTTTTCAAAAATAATAGTTGGATATATGTTTAATGCTCTTTTTATTATTGAACTAATATATCAATTAGCATTAACGATGGCAGTTATATCAATACCTACATTTTTTTTCTTTCATCTCTTTTCAAAATACTTAATTCGCAATATTAATTCCCCTTTAATAGAGGAAACGATGCGCTTAGTTAAAGTCATCTCCTTGATATTAATTTTCATATATTTATTATTAATGAGACCATCTCACTTTTCTTCATTTCCACATTAAAATAAACTAACTAGTAACTGCAGCAGCAAATACTTTTAAACCGCCCCAGAATTGGGGCGGTTATTTTTATTCTTTTAAACTATACTTCTCATTTGCCATGGTAGCAATCCTTATAATATCCTGTTGATACTTATCCATCTGTGTACGTTTTTCCTGTGCAGACAACTTAGGATTATTAAGTATTGTCTTCCGCTTCTTATTAAGCGCACGCACTTTTTTCATTGCATTTTTTAAATTATTCCAGTTTTTAGCATTTTTACCTAACTTACCATAAGCGTTAAACTCTTTACTGGTATCATTATAAAGCTGGTAAAAATCCTCTATATTCTGGCTTCGCTTACCCGGCGTATACCCAAAACGACCAATCACAGGCTGTTCATTCATATATTTAGCAGGCAACTCATTTTCACGCCCCAAAGCATAATCGACGATCATAGCATTTAAAGTAACTGCCCCAGTAGCACCTACATTCTGAATCAAGTTATCAATTTTCTTCGGAGAAACATTCAGTGCCTGACCAAGTTTTATTGCAGTCATGCTTGTATAAATATCATATTGTTCTCTATCTGGTAGATTCTGCAAACTTACAGGTACAACATTCTTTTCTGTAAAGAAATTATAAGATGACTGCCATTCTAAAAACGGTTTCATAAAAGCAGGAACATAATCAGGCAGCATTGTATCAAGAGTATTAGAAGCCCATTTATTCATTGCATCTGGATTATCATCAAGTAGTTTACTAAGTCCTCTTTTTAATCCGCCAGATAAAAATGCAACTTCCTGCGGTAATGGAGTTTTTACTATTTCATCACCAACTCTGGCAATAAAATAATTGTCCCTAATATCCTGCGGAACATCTTGATACCAGTCCTCATCATGAAACGCCAACCATTCAAATAAAGCAGGTAATATTATTGCTGTCCCTACTCTGGCACCTAAACGCACAGGGTGAGCCTTAACCTCTCTAATGAGCCTGTCAGTACCCTGAATAGCCGCATTAAAGAACGGAACATATCTATTATATTTTCTCGCTAAACTCCCGCCTCTGCTAAAGTCTGTAGTTATTTCTTTCGCTTCCAATCCAACTTCCTGAATACTTTTTCCTTTTCTGCGTCCTGCAGCAAATTCACCTAATCTGGCAGCTTCTTCAAGAGATTGGTTTAGCTTTTGAAAAGCTTTATAAACCATTGTGCCTTGCTTTATACCAAAAGTTTCTTGCAGCTTCTGCCATTTTAAGCTTGCTCTATCTGTAGAAATACGTGTCGTCATCGGTACACCAGCCGCTTCAAACTCTCTATACAGGCTGCTTTTTTTATGATAATTACTTCGCAATGCTTCCCAAAGTCCATACATCGTATTGCCAATTGGTTCAATAACAGGAATCGTTGTATTATTAGAATATAAAACAGAAGTCAAAGTATCTCTGGCAAGGTTAAAAATACAAAAAGCCGGTGTTCCAGTTGCACCAGCACGCATAACTTCGGCTGGTGTCATAAATACTTTTTCAACAATATTAAATGTTGGCAAACTTAAATTAACCATTGCATCATATAGTTCTGGTGCCGTTTGATATGATTTCTTTTCGCCGTTTTCCCATACAGTAAACACAAAATTCTCTGGTGATCCTTTACCTTCTAAATCTGGCCTTTCTTCTAAGTAACGTCCAATCCCTTCTACATCCTTTAGTCTTGATAATGCCAGTCCTACTTTATTTCGTTCGGCAGCATCTATAGACTTCTGTGTATAGGCAATTAAACTGTCTAATGGGTCAATGACATTCCATTCTCCACCATATTCAACTAAATCTTTTATTGGATTTGCGACATTGGCAAGTCCATTCTTTGGTTTGTAACCTGGAATATTTTTTGCATCCTCAAGTGTTCTATCTCTATACATAGGAACATAATTCTTGTATTTATCAGATAAAATTTTATGTTGTTTTTCACTTATAATATCAGCATCTTCCAATATAGATAAAACATTATCAAAATGCTGATAAACCTTCTCTGATGCAGCGGCAAATTCCTTCGGAGCATTTTCTACAATACTTACTGCAACATTCTTCTCCATAGGTCCATTATATTCTTTATGAATATTTTGTAATTCAAGTTGCCGTTTAGCAGCTAAATATGTAGAAAATGCCTGCCTGTTATCCTTATAACCATTACTGCGCAGGTAATCCTTAGGAAACCGCACACTATCCACATCTTTTAAAATATCCTGCAATGTAACAGCATACTTTAATTTATTATTGTAGACTTTATTTAAAGCCTCAATAACATCTGCAGGTCTGCCCTTATCATCTAAAAGCATTGTAGCCCTTGCTTTTGAGCTGCTTGCAGCACTTCTTGCGAGCAAATAAGGGTTATCTTCATATGATAACTCTTTCCCAGTTTTTTCAACAACAGCTTCAACAAATTTATTTATAGGGTCTTTGTCATCAACTGCATATTTATATGCCTCTGCAAAAACATCTTCTGCTTTTTGAGCCATATTTTTTAAGTTTAAATCATCCTCAAAAGATATGGATGCTCTTGCCCTTGCTTGATCGCTTTGCAGAGAATAACGATGCATTACATCAGCAAGCCTGTCAAACTTTTTAGCCAAATCTTTATTATTCGGGTTACCTAATGCTTGAATAAAATTTTTATAATACTTAGGGAAATTCCGTTCTGCCATTTCCGGATCAGCAAATATTTGCCGTGTAAATTCAGCAATACCCTCTGCACGTTTTTCGGCATTAGTATATTCTCTAAATATACTGTTATCACCCCATACTTTTTCTGCTCCAGCTATAAGTTCCGCATCACTGCCCTTAACTCCTAATTTTTTATCTAAAAAATGACCTATTTCATGTGAGTATGTGGCATAATCAGCAAAAGTCCTGCTCCTGACAACTTCTGGCCCAACTTTAAACAACCCTTCATATTTTTCACCAACGCCTCCAATACGAACTGGAACGATTGCATTGAAAGCAGCTTCAACCTCTTTTCTAGTAACCGGCTTAATTTCATCTCCGCTTCTAGTTCGTCCAGATCTACCAAAAGTAACTTCTTCTCCAGTTGACTTATTTCCCAAAGAATATTGTTCTGTCTTTCTATTTTTTAAGTTGACAAAGTCTTTTTCAGTGGGTATATTTAAGGTAAGAGAACTGTCGACTGCTCTTTCCAACATTGGGTATTCGTCCCTTGCGGATTTGAGCCATTCGGCAGTTTTTCCTTTATTTATATACCGCAATCTGCCAGCACTTACATTATCTTCATACCATTTAGTGGCCTGTTGCTTAGTAAATTTATCCTCTTTTCCGAAAGCACTAAGCATTTCATTGATTTCATAGCCCTTTTTATTATTTTTTTGCTTTAATTCAAATGGTGTTACAATCGTTGTGCCATTCTGATCTTTTAAATCCAATACTGCAATTATCCTATTTTCGCCTTTTTTGCCGCTATATTCTGCCTCAAAAATCATAAGAGGATCAGTCAAAGCCCGAGGTATTTGTTTTACAATATCCGGGGTCATTCCTTCACCATTAGCAACATTATGCTTGCCTATGGTGATTTTTTTTAGGTTTTTAGGACTTATTTCAACAGGTAATATTTCAGCACCAGCCAACTCCAAAGCGAGAGGCGTAGACATGACCGGAACGGCACCATCGCCCTCATAAGTATTTTGAACAATAGCATCAACATTTTTAGCAAAGTTTTGTTCATCAATAGCCAATTTTACCTCTGGCAGACTTTGATTTTCGCTCAACATACCTTGAACTTTACGTGTATCTCTTAACGGTTCTACACTAACCTCCTGCATTTTAAATTCAGGTAGATTCTCTTTGCTATTATCATATATATTATGCAAAATTTTTGATGCAGCATATGCCGCTCTTTTTTCTGTTTCGCCTAACAAAGATGACATTGCTGTTCTGTAGTTGAAAGTGTTCTCCTTTACTGCATGTTTTCCAGCTTTTAAGGATAATATATCAGAAATTGCACTTCCAAATGCGTCGACTATAAATGCTGACGGTTGTTCTTTTGCATACTTCCCAATATCTTTTTGAGAGAAAAATTGATATAACCCATATCCTGGCACAAATTCTTTGGCTGTCGAACCTACGCCTTTAATGCCTTCTTTTTTTACATTAGTTTCTAAGCTAGACAAAGCAAAAGGAGAAATAACTGGTGCGGCAAAACTACTTGGAGCTAACAGTGCTGTAGCCATTGCAACTGGTGCTATAGTTTCTTCTGTAAAATTGCCTGTAGCCTTCTTATACAGCTCCCCTGCTTTCTCCTGTTCTTCTGTCTGCATCGGAGCTGGAGCATTTGTATATCCGCCCTGCATCGGCGTTCCAGTCAATGCGAGTGGATTAGATACCGCAAGCCGGTTAGCTTGCCTACCGACCTCTTGTGCGCCTTGTATCGCTCCTGTAGAGAAATTACTTGCTATTTCTCCCAATCGTTCACCCACACCCTCAAAAAATTTACCTCTTTCTTCCGCAGTTACATCTTCCATTTTTTCTTCTAATGACGGTTCAACTTCACTCTGGCTATTTAAATAATTCTCAGCCACACGTTCTGCAGCTCGTTGAAAGAACCCTTTATTTTCAAGAACCGGTTTATTTGCAAACTTTGCCAGCATTTTTTCTCTTGCTGTTGACATTATTTTACACCGCCTTCAATTTTACCTAATTTATCCCACATAATAGTGTCAAGAATATATTGTTCATCAAAGCCATTTTCTTTAGCTATTTCCTGCACATATTCCGTTATTTCATTTTTAGAAGCACCTCTTTCCGCCATATATTCAATATCTGAAAGCATTTGTTTATACTCTTGGTTATTGCTATAGTCCTGTTTATAATCTCTGGTATGATAATTAGGATTCGCCCAAGCATAATAGTCATTCAAATGCCGAGCTGCTTTATCATATTTCTGTTGCTGAGCAGGAGTTATTTCATCAGCACTATCCATAGCACGGTTATTATATTCTTCCATTAACGCTAAATCTTTATTATAATTACCACTGTTTACATATTCCCACATTGTTTTATCCGCAGTAGTCATATAATTCGCAGGATTTCTAACTTCACGTTGAGCTTTTATCAACGATATTTTTTCTTTATTACTCAAATTAGAATCATTGATAAGCCTTACCGCTTCCGCTTCTGTAGGAGCTGTATTTATTTGCAAAGCCAAATTTTCCTTGTATTTTGCAATTTCCTGTTTTTTCGCATTATTTATATCAGACGCTCTAGCTTTAGCTAACTGTCGAACTTGTTTATACATCTGAGGATTAAACGGACTGCTGATCTCACTATTAGGGCTAAGATTTTGTTTATATTCACCTAAATGCAAATGATCTCCGCTACCGGCATTATGATAAATAACTTCGCCAAAATACGGTTCAAATACTTTTTTTAACCGTTCCTTTTGAGCTGCATTGATATTACCTAAATAAATATCAACAGCATTACCAGTAATATGATTACTATTGGGAACACCTCCAGCCCTAGTATTTCTCTCCTTATCTCTATATCCACTAGTAATCTCTGCAACATTTCCAAACCCCATTTGATTTAAAATTCCACCAATCAAATCCAAGGAATCTTTTAATTCCGGATTAAGATTCTTCAAATCAGGATTATCTCCAGTGCTGATTGGTATAGAATACGGAACAATTCCCTCTAAAATATCATTTTCAGGTCCAAAGTCCTGATCAATCATCTGGCTGAGTTTTGCTTCATCCACATATCCGTCAGCTCCAATACACTTATCGACTATATTATATGCAGTTTGGTAATAAACATTTTCGAGCCTAATTTTTGCAAGACTATTAGTCAGTGTAGTATATACATTAGGATCTATTATATCCTTATAAGTCCTAAGTAAAGTATCCGCACTGTTATAATCTTCTTTACTCATTGCATCGCCTATTGCTACTTTTAATCCATCAGTAACCGCAGCAATTTTTGCTCGCATTATAGTTTCATCGTCCCAACCCTTTTGTTCACCACGAATTTGCACTAAAGTACTGGTATCTTTTATGATTTCATTCATAGCATCTAAATCATTATAATTTATAAGCATATTGCTAATGTTATTGTTAGCAGCCGTGTTAAACCTGTTATCATCTGCTATTTGTCTCTGTTTTCTTTCGTGAGATGCCGCCGACCGAAGATAATTAAAGGCATTAGGATTGAATTTTTGTCTAAGCATTTGTGCACGTCTTTCGTTACCTAAGGTAGAAGCATACTTATCGAAAGTTTTGTTTATAAAATCTTCTGATTCTTTAAGGCTTCCTTCTGCATTTACGCCCTGCCGTCCAAGAATACCATCCTCTCCATTAAAGAAATTTATCAATTCCATATTCATTGCATTAGATGCATCTAAAACAGCTGCTATATCATCATTCTGCATTTGTTTAAAGACTGCTTCATTTGCAGCCCCCAATCCTCTACCAATAGCCTCATACCCAGCGCCATTACCGCCGTAGCTGTTTAAATCGCCTGGTCTTTGTACTTGCCCCTGTATTGTATTTGGATTTACTTGCTCTGCATATTGACTAAATTTCATTCTGTTTATACCTCCTTTTCGGGCATAGAAAAAGCGCTTTAACAAATTGTTAAGCGCTTAAAGGTGTGTTATAATGTTGTCCGAGATAGTTTGATAGTCGGATTCTCTCCCTGTCAAGGGAGGTGATAGCATGACTGTATACGAAGCCTTATCTTTGATGGTAACCTTTGGTACACTCGTTGCTATCATTTTGTCTAATCGCAAGTAATTTTACTTACATAAGACAAAAGACCAACTAATGGTGTAGTCGGCCTTTTCTTCAAGTCTATACTTTTCAGGAGAGAGCTGACATGCCAATATCAAGCTATCTCTTTTCGTTTATTATATAATACATTTCATATCAATGCAAGTTAAAATAAACTACCATAGTATAGCCCATATTTTTTGGGATTATAATTTCCAAAGGTCAGATTACCGC